TCCGATCTTCCTGTCGTAACTGTTTCTGAAAATTCTACAAAATCAAACGAAGAAAAAAGAAGATACGAATCAGTATTAGTAAATGAGAGTTATTGGCACCCTAAGTATCAACGTGCAGTAAGAATTGTTAGTCTCCCTCCAAGACCAATTACCATATCTTACAGTTTAAACATTTGGTCTTTTTATAAAAACGATTTAGATCAAGTTAGAGAAATGATATTTTCTATGTTTAATCCAGATCTAAACGTAACTATTGGAGAAAACTTTTATACTAAAATTTTTATAGAATCTGAAGATGATGCTTCTGAATTAAAAGTTCAAGATCAGGAAGATAGACTTCTTCAAAAGACTATAAACTTAACATTAGAAACTGCTGTACCTGCTCCTAAATTTTTATACACCTCCACTGGTAAAATAGAGAAGGTTAAATTTGAAATTGATACAGCTACTGGGGTGATTACCCCTGAAAGTTTAGCACAGTTAGATGCATTAGTTCAAGCTGATATAACTGAAATAGAGATTACTTTAGGACAGGGAAAGCCTACTACGGGTGCTCCTATAGATCATACACACGAAGAGTATGTAACTCCTGAAGAGCTACAATCTATGACTTGGCTAACTAATTAAAATGTTATATTTTTAGTAAAAATTAAGCCCAGACATGATAAATATAAATAGGAGTTTCTTATGAAGACTGTTAAAAACGAAACCACACAAGGTTTCGAGATATTTTTAAAAACTAGCCAAGGGTATAAAAGTGTTTGGTTAAAGCCAAAAGAACGAATCGTTATAGAGGAGTCTGCTATATCCCCACAAATACTAGTTTTAAATAAAAGAAAATTAGTAAGAATCTCTAACGCATAAGGTGCTTAAATGGTAGGTAAATTAAATAGTCCCGGTATTTTCGTTAGAGAAGTAGACAACACTGCTTTCGCTCCAACTATTGATTCGTCTATAGTTGGAATCGTCGGCTTTGCAGATAAAGGTCCAGTTGGAAAAGCTACTCTAATTACTAATGCAGAACAACTAGTAAGAACTTTCGGGGAACCTAATGAAGACCTACCCGGACAAGGACTTCTAGCTGCAATAGAAATTTTAGAAGCAACCAATAGAATTTATTTTGCAAGATGTGCCGATGGTACTTCAGAATTTCCTTTAGCAGAAGCATCCGCAGGAGTTCAACTTGGAGCTTGCCCTGCAGTTAAAATAAATAAAGCCGCTGCGGAAGGAACTGATCCTTTATATTTAAGAATTAGTGTTTCTGTAAATGGAGAACTTTTAGCTGAACCAGCAATATTACAGGTTTCTTCCACAGAATTAATTTATGCAGAAAATTTCTTAAAGTATGTTGGTGATGGTACTGCTTCAAAAGATATTTTTGGAGCAGCTTACGACCCAGACTTTCCAAATGAACCTTACATATTTGCATCATATGCTGGTAAAAATGTTGTATTAAGTTTATCCGCTGCAAGTAGTGAAGATTTTCTTGCTGGTGAAGAAATTGAATGCTTGCAAGGTGTTGATAGATTTGGTGAGCCTTCTGGAGAGTTAGTTTCATCAATTAGTGTTACTGGGTTTGATTTAACTAAAAACAGCTTACACTATCTCGTAGAATCATTGTATCCCGGAAAAGGCTACAACTATGGAATATCTTTAAAGACAGGCGAAGTCACCGGACTTAGCATAGAAGTTGATAACGTAGCTGGTCCTTGGTTTAATCTTTACGTCAATGACAAAGGTTTCCAAAGTGAATCCTTTAGATTGAGCCTAATTGGTGACAATACTTTTATTGGCAATGTTATCAAGACTAGTGAAGCACAAACTCCACTATTCTCACAATACATTAAAGGAAGATTTGCAGGAACTTCCAATCCTAATGATGGTAATCCTTTAAAAAGTGTTGCTGAAAAATTAAATTCATTCTTAACTTATCAAGTATCAGCAGTATCAGCAGACAATGGAACAGTTGCAGTTTCTGCAACTCCTAGATTCGTTAAGCCTTTAATTGCTTCTTATCCTTTAGTAGATGGATCTAACGGACTTAGCGACGAGACAAGTATTTTCGGCGGAGCTACCGGAGATGGAGAGGGTAGTGCTGAGGATGGTACTAATTCAACTTTAAATTCTGTTGTAATAGGAGAGCCGGAAGATAAGACAGGTATCTATGCACTTGATGATGACAACTTGAATATCTCAATTGCACTGGTTCCCGGATTTACAAATCAAAGAATTCAAAATGCATTGATTACATTAGCAGAATCAAGTCAGAATTTTATAGCTGCTGTAGCTCCTCCTTATGGAACTGCAACAGTTCAAGATGCTGTCAATTGGATGAATGGAAAGTCTGGATTAAGAACAGCTTCCATAAACAATTCTTACGTTGCAGTTTACTGGCCTTGGGTTCAAGTCTTCAGTGTGTATGATGAAAAGGATCGTTGGCTAGATCCAGCAATCTATGCTGTAAGACAAATGGCATTCACTGACGCTGTCTCTGAGCCATGGTTTGCCCCTGCCGGATTCAATAGAGGTAGACTAAGCAAGCCAATCGACACAGAAATAATCCTAAGCCAAGGTGATCGTGATACCCTTTACGACAACAACATTAACCCAATGGTTAAGTTCTTCCCAGAGGGCATCACAATTTTCGGTCAAAAGACTGCTAAGAGAATACCTTCTGCAACTGATAGAATTAACGTCAGAAGGTTAATGATTTACCTCAGGAAGACTTTACTTGCTTCTTCTAGAAGCTTCGTGTTTGAGCCAAATGATTCAATCACTTGGGAAAACATTAAGGGAGTCTGCGAGGATATCTTAAGAGATATTGCATCAAGAAGAGGTATCGCAGAATACAGAGTAATTTGCGATGATACTACAAATACTCCTCTAAGAGTATCCCGTAGAGAACTATGGTGCAAGATTATATTAAGACCTGTAGAGGCTGCTGAGTATATAATCTTTGAAGTAAATTTAACTAATAATACTTCAAAATTAGGAGCATAATATGGCAAGATTAACACAAGAAAGAAATGCAGTAGGTGGATCCTCAAGACTGCCTAAACTATCCACCGCTTTGGATTCCGTAAGAGCTTATCAGTTTGAGCTTCAGTTCTTTTTCCCTAGACAAATTCAACAAAGAAATATTACTGGGCTAAGAGATCTTAATATAGCTGTTAAACAAGTAGCTGCTACTGGAATCAAAGTAGAAGACATTGAAGTTAACAGATTGAATGATAAGTACTACTATCCCGGAAAGCCTTCTATGGAAGAACTTTCCGTAACCTTTGATAATATCTACAAGACAAAGGCTGGAGCCGCTCTTTTCCAATGGTTCAGAGCTTGCACTTATGATCCTGTTTTCGGATATCAAACTCCAATTACCGGAGGTTATACTGGTCTTAATAGTTTCAAGGCAGAGAAGGTTCGCTTAATTCAGTATGACGGAACCTTAACTCCTTTTGCTTATGTAGACTTTATTGGTGTCTATCCCAAGTCGATGCAAATTGGAGAGCATAATTACTCTACCAGTGACTTTCATACTCTAAACGTAAACTTTAGATATGACTTCATCGATCTAAGCAACAGCACACTGACAAACCAAAGCAATCCATTGGCTGGAATCTTCGGAACATAATATCTTATTTAAGTTACTTTTATCCAAGCCTATCTAATTTAGATAGGCTTTTTTTCTATAATGAGTTATGGATTACTTTTCCCTAGAAATATTAGACTTCTTTTCTAAGAAGAATAAAAGAACTTTAAGATTGCATGAACAAGGTAATCCTGCTGATGTGGTGTTCTCAATTTTACCTAGTAAAAAGTTTCCAAACAAAATAACAACCAAAGCGGGGCTAGAAAAATTAAAAGAAAGGGATATCCCAGCTTCAAAAGTAGCTTCTGAGGCTGGTCCTAACGTAGCTAATGCTAAACAAATACAAGGGAAAGAAGGAACATCTCCAATATGGGCTTGGAAAGTTAATCAAGACTCCTCCGGGGAACAGCAACCACAACAACAAGCACCAGCGCAGGAAGTTCCAGCAGAGCAGCCTCCACAAGACCCTGCTGAATTGCAAGCAGCAGCCGCTCAACTAGAAGCTGAATTAGCTGCCAATCCAATCGATCCCAGAAATATTGATAAACTTACACAAACTATGGCAAATATTATTAGTCCAACTTCTTTGCGTAAGTTTTTGGGACTTACCTCAGAATTAACTAAATCAGCAAGAGCCATTTTAAATACCATAGCTTCTCAATCTTCTTGTGGAACTCTAAGTCAATTTTTAAATAAAGGTTGTACAGATCCCAAGGGTCCTGAACTTTTTATAAAAAATTTAACTAAAGCATTATTTTTTGATCCCTTGGGCACCAATCAAAGATCTTTGACAGAAAGACTAACTACTGCATCGACTATTGCTAAAGGTGAAGATGGGACTCTGAACTTTGATGCTGAATTACCTCCAGAACAAAGAAATGAAATTGTACAAAACATATTAGGAAAATTATTAGAGTTAGCAAGTAAGGATGAATTAAGCGACAGTGATGTAGCTTTTATTAAAAACAGAATTAAATATTTTGGAAATTTAAACAAGTTAGGATTTTATTCAGTCGATGGAACTGTAGTTATAGGATTTTCAAATAAAGGTGTAGCAAACATAATATCAACAATTTTATTAGATAGATTTAATAAAATAAGTAATAATTCTATAAAAGATTACGATAGGGAGGTTCTGGAAGATGATAGCTATAGTTCTATTTTAGGTAACTTAATTGAAGATTTAACAAGTGTCAGAATTAGATCTAAAAGATTGATTACTTTAAAAGATGAATGTAAAGACAGCAACGCAGAGTTATGTTCTAATTTAGAAAAAGAAATACAAGAATCTGATAAACAAAATGCTGAATTGTTTTTAAGACTTTCAGATGCTTGTAAAAAATTGATTGAGTTTGGTGGAGAATTAAAAGATTTTATTGGAGATCCAGAATTAATAAAACAAATTATATCAATTCAAAATCAATTAGAAGAATTAACTAAAACAAAAATATCATCTGAGGATCTTACTCCAGAACAATTACAACAAAACATTTCTAAAGTTGTAGATGCTGCTAAGAAGGTTGGTCTTTTTACTACAGCCATGGTTGAATTGCAAGAGTTAGTAACTTTATCTGATTGGAGTGTAGTAACTGGATGGAAACGAGGAGCAAACAGAAAAGGTGACTTAGGTTTATTTTATTTTAATGAAAACAAAGCTAGAGTAGCACAAGAACAAGCAGGAGAGTCT